ATCCTCTGTGTTATTTTGCCACACCTTACGCAAGTATGGAAACTTAGTGAAGCTAGATTGAATAGTACCAAGTATGGTTGCCAACCTCACCTTCTCTGATAGAGACTCAAAATTATCTGTTGACCTTATGACTACCTCCGTAAGATTGCAAAACTGATTTGGACGTAAAATTATTTCCGAACATGGATTAGTTCCGAACTCAAAGTTACCATCACGTCTACCATTTTTAGCAGCTTGTACCTTAGATGCTTGACGATTAAATATCCCACGTTCACCTGAGCCTGACTCAACCAATGCCATCCACTCACGCATAAAAGACAGGCTGTCAGGTTTCTCAGTATAGGACACAGAGTTGTTAGCTAATGCACGTTGGGGATTGCTCTCCCACCATGAACCTGACTTGGCATGACGCATACGATCATCAGATAGATTAGACAATGAAATCATAGCTGACCTACGTACACCACCAACTACAACTACTTCACCTATCTTACACATGATGTCGTGGCACTCAATAGATGAAAGCTTACGTCCCTGTGCATCCTTAAAGGTACGTATAGTAAAGTTGAACAAGTCTACTAGTGGCGCTGGGCCGGATGCTCTACCGCCAAACGTCTTAAGAGGTGCACCAGCAGGGCGTACCTTAGAGACATCCCAAGTTGGGACTTCACCCGCATACAGGAGTGCAATCAATTGACGAAGAGACTTAGCCCACCCCTCCTTACTGTCCTTGACCATGATGTTAGTCTCGCTCTCGAAGAGATTCGGAATATCTGGGAGCTTACTGACAAACTGCCTCTCTACACTAAAGCCCACGCCAGTGCCACAGAGGAGGATAAACATAGCTTCATCGAAGGACTTAAGGTCATCTACGGGTAAGTAAGAGCAGTTATACATGCAGGTGTTGTCACGTTCAGCAGCAGCACCAGCTGTCATGAGGCCACGCATAGAGGGCATAACCTCCAGGCCAATGATTGCCTGCTCTAGTTTAGACTTAGTGTCTGGATCTACTAAGTCCTTGATGATGTTATCTGAAAAGCGAGTCACAGTGTCATCCCATGACTCTCGTCCTAAGCCCTCATGATACTTAGCATACCTTGACTTGTGAATAAACGATTGATAATCTGTTGGTAGGTTGTTGCTCATTACAAATCCAGTTCTGCTTGATTATCATTTACATCCTCAAGAGATTTAGTTAACGCATCAATCACAGTCCTACTACGTAGATTAAATACTTGGTTGGCATAGGAGGCACGATTAGATTCTATTGAGCAGGTCTGAATTTCTTTTAGCATATTAGTCTGATCTTCAGTGAAGTTTTCTGTTTCGTATTCTTTGTCGTCAATAGTAATGGTAGCCATTTTATTTTCCTTCAATTGAGTTATCGTTTGTCACCACTACCTTGTAGTGTTCCATTTTGTTTACGATCGTACAGTTTATCTAAGTTGCTCTTAGCTACATCACCCATGTCTATACCAAGGTCACGGCATAGTGCAGCAATATACCACAAGCAGTCACCTATCTCAGATCCAATAGCAGCTTTGTCCATCTTACCATCACGAATAATCTTCTTGACCTTGTTGGCTACCTCACCTGCTTCACCAGCCAAGCCCAGCGCAGGGTAAATAATGGCGTGTTGTACTGGGTATATTGCTGTGCCTGCAGCAGCTTTCTGATAGGAGCTAAGTGTCATGTCCTTATATAATGTACTATCTTTGTAGTAACCCCAAGCCTCTAGGTCCGTCTCGTTAATCATCCATTACCTCACATTCTATTACACGTATGTCATCAATATCATAAAGAGCATACTGTATCTGCTCTGATATAACCTCTGCATTGTTGCCGAAAGCCTCTAAGAAATTGGCTGATTCGTCTACTGAGATGGTTAAATTTATCTGAAATATCACAGCAGAAACTCCTAGTTATACTCAGGGTCACTACCCATGTCAAGTAGAAGTGGCTCAGCAGTTTTACTAAAATACTTAACCCACTCATAGGCATCATTGAAATCTTCGAACCAAAAGTTATCTTCCTCTAGCTCACCATCAATCTCAACTGTGCATACCATGCAGTGTGTAGCTCCCTCCGGAGCATCGTAGTATTCATCGAAATCTTCTGCGGCTATTGGACCTTCCAGTATCCCCCAAATTTTAATTTCCATTTTTATCTTTCCAATTTCTTAAGAGTTCCATGTAGTGATCCATGCCAATCATCACTACCCAAGGCATCCTATCAGACCTAAAGAATACTACTGGCTCACCCTTAGCATGTTTGCTTGCTTGTTCCAAGTACCCATACACAGTTTTTAAAGAAGATTTTCTACGCTTAACTTCTATTGTAATAGGTAACTTTTTTCTTGCAGCAGGTGACAACTGAATGTCTTCTCCAGTGTCACCCATTGTTGTAGATTTAATATCATCAGGTTCGAACTCAGGGAATGTCTCAAGTAATTTATCCCTGACCTCCTGTTGTCCACCTCTACCTTTAGCCTTAGCTGCCCTAGTCATTTAAAATTTCTTCCACTTGGGGTACCTTCTCAACGTGAGTAAGGTATTCAATACCAAAAGAGTACTTAAACATACGTACACTAGGCCAACACTCCTTCTTGTAGTCGCAGAAAGTACAGGACTTGTCAAGTTTCATATTAGGACTAGACTTGCTGGCAGGTACGGGAGGTACACGATCAGCTGGTATGTCACCTGCAACCATCTCCTTGGCTGCAAGCATCTCTTGCTCTTTAGTTTTGAGCTCTTCAGTAAAGTCATAAACATCTAAACAAACCTCACCACTTACCTTATCAACTACTAAGAATGCTCCGGTTGTTTTGTTGGTGACAAGCGGATCGTCCTTAGCTGCATACACATAAGAAGATAGTTGAGAGATGTAACCAAATGGGTCGTTGTCTCTAAGCTCACCATTCTTAAATTTCTTAAACGAGTAGGGGCTAGCTGACTTAACGTCTACTGTCATGCCATCTATTACCGCATCTCTGTGACCACGGATACCGTGAACATGCATACGTTCTTGCATACCCTCAACTGCATGGCCTGATGCCATAACCATATGAAGAATTAATTCCTCAATCATATCACCATAGAAGAACCGCAGCAACATGCTGGCACTGAGAGGTTCACTTACAGTTGGTTTGTTTATTCTATACCAAAGCTTTCGTTTACATGGAGTACCAATGGACGACAAAGAAAGATAGGCCCTTGGCTCTTGAGGTTTACTGAACCTATTGTTTGCTGAGGTGGCAATAGCTTCGCCCATCATTGTACCAAGGGTACTACTCCAGCCACCTCTACCGTAGATAACTTCCTCTAAGTCTGGGATTAATGTATCAATCTTTTTCATATTCTCTCCTTAAAAAGTAGCCCCCCGAAGGGGGCCATAGTCTAGAATAGTATTTCGTCTTCTACTTCTTGTGCTCTAGCGGGTGACGAAACTACCGCTGGTTTACTTGAGGCTGAGAATATTTCCACATCATCAATAGGTGCACTGACGTGATCAAGAACTTTTACTGAGTCAAGTCTTGCACCAACCTTGCCATACTTAGGGATGTCGTAGATGGTGGCAAGGATCTCTACTGTAGATCCATTACCAATTAACCCATCCGATTCTAGATCCCAAGGTGTACCATCAGCATGAGTAACAGAGGGTGCACCACTGGAGTAAGCCTGACCTGAATCAAACTTACGGTCAAACTTGACAACCGTTCCCCTACCTTCTGCATCCTGTTTCGTTGGCTTCTGTGCGCCTGATGATTGGAGTGCCTCTAGGTTAGGGTCGTCAAGAATTACGTTAAGGGTACAAGCACCGTTGAATTTTTCATAGTTGCCTTCGGCAGCTGGTGTTGGTTTGTACCCAGTCATATCACGATTGCTTGCAAATACCTTTGCCCATTCTGCAATCCCGACGAGTTGAACTTTACGTGTAGCCATGTTTATATCTCCTAATGGACGTCACTATATTTTTGACCATACTGTATATCAATACCTAGGTCAACATTTAATTTTAAGTCTTGGTTAAGTTTTTCTATTGCCCACTTCAACACCCTTGTGTGCTCATCTTCTTCTCCTTTTTTAACTACGTTAATTGATTCATCATGGAATTGACCAATGATATTAGGTCTCTTGAGTCTGTAGTTTGCAACCCATCTATCAAAGCAATAGGCACCTGTTGATTGGTTGAGTGTGGAAAATATATCCTTCTCATATCTTAGGCTATACCAGAAACTATTGACAGGGTTCTTTACCCACATCTCACCATTAATCTTTCGTACTTTCTGATCCTCTGCAAAAGATTTTACAGACCAGTTACGTTCCCAGTATGCATCAAGCAATGCTTGGGCCTCTGGTATAGACATACCTGTTTCACGGGACAGCTTGGGTGACCCTACCCCGTAGGTAGCAGAGTAGTTCACAACCTTAAAGTTCTTACGCATTGACTGTATGTCTGGTCTTTTACCTAAATTGTAATCGTCTATCTCCTTCTGTGTAACTCTTCCTGCATGTTTTGCAAGGTCAAGGTGTGGATCAAATCCCTCTTGTGACATTTCTAACACATATGCAGGGTCGTATGGTTGCATGTAGTGTCTCTTGGTAGTGTCTTCAAGGGATGTCATGTCGGCACCACATAGGGTGTGACCTTCTGGTGCTATGAGGCACCCCCTAACTTCTGAACCCCAAGGTTTATCTATACCTGGCAGATTAACAAGGGGCTTATTATGTTTAAAGCGTAGAGTATTTGTAAGGCCATTGATCTCAGCCTTAACATAACCATTAACTTCGCAGCTGAGCAAACCTTTAAAGATTGCTAGCCTGTGATTGAGGATAGTATAACCTTCAAGCACGGATACAACAGGATTCTTTTCCACAAGAAGCTCTACTGATTTTGTAAGTAGCCCTGCCTTACGAACTTGAGGTACTTTCTTTTCTTCATCATCTTTTTTCTTGTAGTCAAATGTACAAGGAACCCAACCCAAAGAATACAACCAGTTCTTAACTTGGTCAGAAGAGTCTGGGTTAGGTTCATCCCAACCCTTCGTTACCGTAACCTCACCATCGTAGTGTCTTGGTAAGTTGTGTTCATCAAGAAGTCTAAACCACCTATCACCGTGAGATGATACAGAACCATCCAGCTTGAAGCATACCTTTGGCTTTCGTTTAATAGTCGTGACCCTACGCTTAGGCATGACAGCTGCAAGCTCAAGTGCACTCTTTTCCTTTTCTTTTGTGATAGTGTCAAAGCATTTATTGGCTAGGTCAACATCAAGTTTCCAGCCAAACATCTCAGCGGATGCAGCACACCCCATCTTAAACTCAAGGTATCTGAAGAACTTATCAAGTAACTTCTTGTCACCCTCGTAGACATATAGAAATCTTTTAAGTAGGTTGGTCCACAGTAACCAGTTAATCTTAACATCCTCTACACAACGGTGAGCATAGGCTTCTGGAGAAAGATTCTCCCAGTCATCTATCTCTGGCTTAGGTATGTCGAAGTCTACACCAAAGCTTTCCAACCCGTGCTTAGGTCTGTCATAGTTAAGAACCCAAGACATTGCTAGGGTATCAAATAGTCTAGCTTTAACTTTGATACCCAGTATCTTCTCAAGCAGGGGTGCATCGTACCTAGAAATGTTGTGACCAATCAAACCTTTCTGAGAAAGAATAAGGTCACGCATATCTTGGTAGTCGAAGATAGTTTCGTAGTCTTTGCCATCTGATGTGTAAGAAAGACAGTGTATCTTTGTGGCATCTTCCAAAAGATTATCAGCTTCTACATCAAATACTATCATGCTGCTATCGAACTCCCTTCATATGGTGCATCCTCAGTAAGGATGGTTGTATCTGGGTCATAGTATAGTGACCCCGCATTACCCAGCTTAGCGAAGGGCCTATTCTTATCAATAAAAAATGACGTAGTATTCTGTAGTATCTCATCCTCAGATTCAACATCACGTTCTAGCTTTATACAGATAATTGCTTCCTCTTCAAGTGATGCAGCATACTTTGTTCTACCATCGTCATTAACCTGTGATATGAATACAACACCAATGCTTAACTCCTTTGCTAGCTGAGCCATGCGTGAGCCTAACGTAGTGAGTGTGCTAGTGGCACCATCAACACCAGTATTGGACAGGTAAGCCAGTCGTTGAACGTGGTCAATAAAGATAAACCCTGCACCATATACTGAGGCCGACAAACGAACGTAGTCCAATAGCTTAAGGGGATCATCGTGGCCCCTCATCTCAAAGACTATCGTTCGTTCACCTTGTGTTGCTGCTTGAGCAGCCTTGATCACATCCTCCTCACTGATACCTGCATCTCTGGCATCATCCTTAGTACGCACGTTGACACCTAAATGATAGGTAGCCATAGCACGGTAGGTTGTAGACTTCATCTCCTCCATGTGAAGGAGGGCTATGCGTGTACTCTCGTCACGCAGTAGGCCAGTCTCAAAGTACCGAACAACTTCGGTCTTACCCATACCACGAGGAGCTTTGATAAAGGTAAGACCTCCCTTAACCATACCCCTGATCTTTTCGTCAAGGCCAGCGTGACCAGTGGGTACATACTCGTAAGGGTTCTCATTAAGGATTGCTGCTTCTACATCTGCGTCAGAGCAGAAGAAGTTCTCAGGTGAATATCTCTGCGGCTTTCTTGCGGCCCACATGAGAGCATCGCTATCACCTGCTTCAAGAAACTCATTAGCATCCTTGTGTTTGGACATAGGTACATAATAAAACTTATCTGGGAAGGCTTGATATAACCTATCAGCAGCCCTACGACCAGCATCATCTAGCTCACCTGCGTACACCAACTCTTTGAAGGACGACAGGTAGTCGTGATTGTGTTTTATAAACTTTTCACCGATGGATGCGCTGGGCAAAGACTTAACTGGGAAAGTTTTACCTAGTATTTGGTAGAGGCTAGCTGCATCGAACTCACCCTCTGTAATATAGATACGGTTACTAGAGCCTGCGTTAAACTCTGGACCGAACAGCATGTTCATACCCAAGCCACGATCCTTGACCCACGACTTAGACTTGTCGTTATACATACGGTACTTGGTGGTGTGTGGGTACTTGTAGGCGTACCTTACAGGGCTACCATCAGCACTTGTCTGGATCTGTATCCCATACATCTGACACACATCAGGATCTATCCCCCTGATACCATTGTATGTCATACCTTTTACTTCTATGTCCATTGGGTTTCTCCTCTCCCGTAGTGGATAATCAGTAGCGGCCCACGAGAAAGTGGCTGGCATTCCCTTCTCTGGGTACGATCTACTGCAGGAATGACAGTGGCCGAAGCCAGCATCGTTCCAGTTAAATGCGTCACTTGAACCACACTCTTCGTATGGACAAGCTAAGTGTGGGTTATCGTTCGTCGACATCAGTCCCTCCTTATTTCTAACCTAAACAGACCTTCGGTACTATCCATCGAGGCTACTACATCCATCAACTGCTGATGACTTATCATAATAATATCAGAAATACCAGCATCATCATCGTACTGAGCTAAGAATACTGAACCATTGTCGGCCAAGGTCATTTCAATATCACTGAACTGACCGCTATCATCCATACTTACTATGGTGGTAGTGTCGTGATAAAATTCAACAGTGTACATAACTAAAGTTTCTCCTCCCCATTCAGATGATTGATACGCATGTTGGCATACCTGATTACTTTCTCCAAGTCAAGTACCTCTGACTCAACCTGAGTCTTGCCCTCGTACAACTTAAATCCTGCTCGACTACTATACTTGACTAGGTTACCTCGCCAGAACTCAAAGCCATTGCGCATGATATAAGTAATAGGTTCTATCTTCCATCTTGCGTAGTGCTCAGGCTCATTGACAACATCTGCTGTGTGCTCTGCCACTACGTTATCCCTGAAGTTTTTGTCCATTGCTGTCAACCTATCCCACTCACTCTTTATCACCTTTCTTACCTCCATTCTTTTCATCCCTATCCTTTGCTGCCTTACGTTTCTCAGGTTTCATAGGTCTGATGTCAGTAAAGTCTGCCTCCAGAGGCCACTTATCATCAGTCATCTTTAGTTCTCCTTGATGCCATCACCTGTTCATACTTGTTAAACAACTGCTCAAACTTCCACTGGTAAACCTGTTGCATACCCATCAAAGCATTCATCACTTCATCTGGTGTAGGTTCACGATCACCATCACCGATCTGTTTGAACACTGTCTCAATGTCATTGCACACTGACCAGCAGTCCATGATGTGTTGTTCTATGTCACGTAGTTTAGCCATTACACAACTCCTCATAATCTTTATTCCAATCCACTTCAGTGAAAAAGACCTCATACATAACCACAGGGTCAGTCAGACCCCTCTTGTACAGCTTG